ACGAGTTCTCCGAGGACCAGGAGTACACCATGACTGGTGACATCCCGTCCATCAACCTCGCGCTGATGTCCTACTTCTTCGAGGAGGGCGCAGCCGTCTCCGGCGTCAAGTCTCCCGACGGTGGCTTCACCTATGCCGGTAAAGGCTACGGTGCGGCCAAGACCAAGGAGGTCGTCGTGCTCGCCGTCTCGCAGAGCAAGAAGACCGCCATCATCCTCAATCACGTCAAGATGCGCTTGACCCGTCCGAAGGGCAGCGACAACGTGAATCCGAAGGTGATGAGCATCGTCGGCGCCTGCATCGCGGACGTGAACGGCATCGTCGTGACCCCGCTGCCTACGGCTACCGCCGTCAGCCAGTAGTGGCCCGCGAGGAGTAGAATCCACCAAGGGGCGGGTGTTGAATCGCCCGTCCCTTTTTCTTTAACCCCGATTTTATGGCAGAAGACAAGCAGCCGTCCCTGGCGGCGAGACAAGCGGTGATGTCGATTATGAACGACACACCCACGACCATAACCATCCCCGGCACCCGGCACAAGGTGAGGCTGGGCTTTTTGCGTGATTGCACCGTCGATAAGGTCACGCATCTGCTGCTCGAACGCGAGGAGCGCGAGGAGCTGGCGGAAAGCGGCGATGAGCTGATGCGCTCCACCGCGAAGCACCCGTACCTAAACCTCAAGATTGCCGTGTGCTACGTGCTCAACGACTACTGGAAGCTGAAGCTGTGGTATCCGCTGGTGTGGAGATGGTGGGCGTATGTCTGGCGGCTGAACGAAGCACAGGTTGCCGCAGTGCTCGAGGGCATAAAAAAAAAGACAAATTTGTACCTTACCTGGTACTCGATGAATTTGGCGTGTTGCGCGGATATGAGAGTAGACCTCAAAACCATGGCGACTCGAAGCCAATCCCGTCCTACACCGAAATCGGAAGGCGGGCAGCCTTCATAAAGGACTTCCCGCAGTACGGACTGCCTCGGCGGTTCTTTTTCGGACTTGTGTCCGTCCCCGAGTGGGAATCATACGCGGTGCTGTCCCGCGCTAAAAAGCAGATTATGCAGAGCGACCTGCCGCATACGCTCTACAACTTCAAGGAGAAGGAAGGAGACGTCTCCTACGACCCCAACGACAAAGCCTTTGAGCTGCAACGGCAAGCCGATGAGCGGGCCGAGGCAAGGCGCCGCGCACGCCAGGAGAAGGAGGGCTACACGGTGGACGAGCTTCTCCGCGGCGAGGCCGAAAAGACTGATAACAACTAACACACGATAGAATGGCAACTGGTGGCAACGACATAGATAGCTTGAAATTCAGTATCGTCCTTGACTCGGATAAGTTCGAGAAGGAGATGAAGCGCGTCGAGGGGCTCGCGAAGTCCTTCGAGTCTTCCGTGCAGAAGGCGCTGAACACCTCGAAACTCCTTGAGCTGGCCGAGAAGGGCATGGTCAAGGAGACCAAGCAGAAGGCCGCCGCGCAGAAGGAGGTGGTCCTTCTTACGCGCCAGGAGCTTGAGGCAAAGAAGGCGGCTGGCACCATCACCGACAAGGAACTCAAGCAGCTCAAGTCCCTCATCGCCGCAGATAAGGCCCTGCTGGATGAGGAAAATAAGAAGCTGACCTCGCAGAAGAAGCAGCTCGACATCGAGAGCAAGAACCTCACCATCCAGCAGAAGAAGGAGAGGGCCGAGCGCAGTCACAGCGCTGCCGTCTCCAGTACCAACACCAAACTCACTTCGCAGAATGTGTTGCTGAAACAGGCTGCTGGCTACCTCGGGGCCTACTTCTCTCTCTACGGCGGCATCAGTCTCGTCAACACCCTCGTCCGCATCACGGGCGAGTTTGAAGCGCAGAGGGCGGCCCTCCGCGCTATCCTGCAAGACGCCGCCGGCGCCGATCGCATCTTCTACCAGTTGCAAGAGCTGGCCGTCAAGTCTCCGTACACCTTTAAGGACTTGACCTCTTATGCCAAGCAGCTCTCCGCGTTCTCGGTCCCGATGGATGAGATTTACGAGACCACGAAGAAGCTGGCGGACGTCTCCGCCGGTCTTGGCGTCGACATGTCTCGCATCATCTTGGCATACGGCCAGGTGCGGTCTGCGTCCTTCCTGCGTGGCCAGGAAGTCCGGCAGTTCACGGAAGCCGGTATCCCGATCCTTGCTGAACTCGCCGAGCAGTTCAAGGAGATAGAGGGCCACGCCGTCTCGACCGGCGAGGTCTTTGACCGCATCTCCAAGCGGCAGGTGCCGTTTGAGATGGTCGAGGAAGCCTTCCGCCGGATGACCTCCGAGGGTGGCAAGTTCTACAACATGCAGGAGGTCCTTGCTGAGACCGTCAAGGGTAAGCTCTCCAACCTCCAGGATGCGTGGGAGATCATGCTGTCTCGCGTCGGAGATGCAAACAGCGGGCTTATCAAGGGAACTATTAGCTTTGTCACGGAGCTCATTAAGAATTACGAGAAGCTGGGCAAGGTTATCCTCGAAGTGGCTGTTGCTTATGGCGCATATAAGGCCGTGCTTGCTTCTACCAACGCCTTGCAGGCTGCCGCCGCCGTCAGCGCTCGCTTCCTTGCTGTAACGGGCAGCGAAGTGACCAAACTGGACGTTATATTCCATGGGCTGTTCCGCAACACAACTCGTGGGTTTAAGCAGATTTCCGGGATCATAGCGAAGCATCCATACGCTGCCGCTATTGCTGCTGCATTGGCCGGATTGACCGCACTTGGAGTGAAGCTGTACGAGATGAATGAACATCTCCGCGAGGCCGACAAGATCACATCGAAGGCCGTTGCCAATGCCGAGTCCAGCAAGTCTACCATCCACTATTACATCCAAAAGTTCAAGGAGGCCAAGGAAGGCACCGAGGAGTACAACAAGGCCCGTCAGGCTATCATCGACAACTCCCGGAACTTCATTAGCGCCACTGATGCCGAGCGGCTTTCTCTTGAGAATGTCGATGAGGTGTGGCAGAACATCTGCACGCATATTGAGGAGGCGACAAAGCTCCAGGCGATACAATCCGTGACTGCCAACGCCGCCGCAAAGAAGCAGGCATCGCAGTTGGACGTAATGGACAAGCTCGCGGACTATCAAAACCGCAATAAGCTATCCGACGAGGTCCGCATGCTTATGGCGGACGCTATTCGTGGAGACATAGATGAGATGCAACTCCGCGCGTCTCTTGTCGGTAAGGTTGACCGGTCCACCGGTGGTACTTATCAGCCGGGTACGGTCTCCGATATTGTCTTCTGGGTGAAACAGTGGAAACAGGACTACGACAAAGCCCAGCAAATCTTCGACGATACTATAAAGCGTGCCGAGCAGAACATGAGCGACTATGCCGGCACGGGCAAGAAGCCGGGCGACACCCCGCCCGATCCGCTGACCGGTTGGAGGGCAAACGTCGACGCCTACTTGAAGAAGGTCGGTGGCGGCACTCGCGGCATGGAGGTATCCGACGCTACGAACCTCGCCGACTACATCAAGAAGGGCGCTGAGGCCCTCAATGATGCCCGCGAAGCCCTCAAGCACACGCCGGTATCCGATGCCGACTACAAGGCCATAGAGAAGGAGATCGCCTTCTACGAGGGCATTTCCGAGGCCATCTACGGCAAGGGTCACACCGAGTTCGACAACACAACGACGAAGTACAAGGCCGGCGCCAAGGATGCCGAGACTGTCCGCAAGGAGAGGCTTGATGATTTGAAGGACGAGCTTCGCTATCTCAAGGAACTGAAGGGCTACTATGACCGCCTCAAGGAACTTGGACTCTCCGACGATACTATCGCCGGCATCTTTGCTCCGTACGGCCGGGCCATCCCGGCCGGCGGCTTCGCGTCTTCCTTCGAGGACCTGGCGACGCAGGCCGAGGCGCTGGGAGACAGCTCTCTTGCCACCGAGATTCGCAATTTCGCCTCCGGCAAGGACCTCGCTAAAGAGGTCGAAGCCTATGAGGCGCGGCAGAATGCGCTGGAGAAGTTTATCAGCACTTTCCAGGACCTTATTGACAAGACCAAGGAGTACAATGGCACGGGCGTGGGCGGCGACATCAGCAAGGGCATCGCGGACTACCGAAAGGAGATCGCAGAGTCCATTACCGAGATGAAGAGCCTCGCCGCCCAGGCCCGCTCCGCCGGGCTTGGTGGTTATCTTGACCCGTGGATTGCGACCATTGGCACCACGAAGCAGTCCAACTCCTTCGAGAAACTCAAGAAGCTCATTCTCGGTAAGGATGACGCTCTACTCAAGGAAATCCTCTCCAGCTACGACCTCACGAACTGGACTGACAAGAGCCTGCTCCAAATCAAGCAGATTGAGACGGCCCTCGAAGACATCGAGGTGCCGGACGAAATCAAGGAGATGCTCAAGGACTATCCTGAGCTGCTTGCTGCGCTCGAGGAGACCCTGCGTCAGCTTGCCGACAAGAAGCTCGCAAACACCATCGCGCCGGAGAAGTTCAAGGCCGCGAAGCGGGAGGTTAAGGAGATTGTCGGCGAGTTTAAGAAGCTGGCCGACTCTGCTGGCGAGTTTGCCGATAAACTCGGAGCGACCGCTTTGAGCGAGGCCGCTCACGGGCTGTCCGACCTGGTGGGTATCGCCGAGAAGGGCGTGACCGCCTTCTCCTCCATTAGCGAAAAGGTTGCTGAGTTGCAGGATATGGCTAAGAACTCTAAGGAGGGCTCCTGGCTGTCGAAGATATTCGGCGCAGGTGGCATGCTTGACAGCTCTACTGCGACGAAAGCGGCCGGCGTGCAGGCCGGTCTTGGCGCGACGGCCGGATGGATTTCGGCCATCATAGCGCTGAACATGAAGGTCCTCGAGCTCGCAGCCGCCGAGGAGGCCCAGTGGAAGCGCGAGGATGCTGCACGCCGTGCGGCCCGTAATGTCGGCCGTATGCAGGGCGGCTACACCGGAACCTTCTTCGGCTCCTCTGACATCTCCACCTTCAACTCCCGCATGGAGCAGCTCAAGCGCGTGCAGGAGTCGATGAAGAAGATTCAGGACCAAGCCGATAAGATGCAGTTCACGACAAGGAGCTTCAACTTCTGGCAACGGGCGCTTGGCTGGATGAACTCCGAGAACTGGACGGACGGCCAGCTCCTCCCGAATGAGCTGAAGGGCCTTGGGGAGATCATGAAGGCCCTGCGCCTCGAGATGTACGATGAGTACGGCAACCTCAATGCCGAGTCTCTCAAGCAGATTCTCGAATCCTACGAGGATCTCGAGGATGGGGAGCGTGCGTGGATAGAGCAGGCAATTCAAGATTCCGAGGACTATGCCGAGGCGATGAAGGCGATCGAGGGTATCCTCGAGGATATGTTCGGAAGCGTGGCCGACGATATGGTCGACGCGATGCTGAACAGCTTCCACACAATCGGCGACGCGGCGGAGGACCTTGGCGACACCTTCACGAACCTCGGGGACACCATCCTGCGGTCCTTCCTGCGGTCCTACGTGCTTGACAACATTCTTGCGAAGTACAAGGACGATGCGACGAATATGATGGCGAAGTACGCAGCCGGCGGCATGACCGACGACGAGTACGCAGCATGGCTGGAGAAGTTCACGCAGGATGTGCAGCAGGATGCCAAGAACCAGTCAGAGGCCATCAACGGCCTTATCGAAGCCTTCGACAAGCGGGGCATCATTGATTGGGGCGATTCCGATTCCGGCGACTCCATGGGTTCCGGCATCAAGTCCATCACCGAGGACACCGCAAACCTGCTTGCTTCCTACATCAACGCCATTCGGGCAGACGTCTCCTATGGACGCATCCAGTGGGAGCGGATCGCCGTGGCCTCCGAGGACCAGGCGGCCCGCTACATCACGCTGAACGACTACATGGCCCAAGTGGCCGCGAACACTTTCGATACTGCTCAGAACACGCAGAGAATCCTCAATGAGCTCCAGTCCGTCATCGGCGCCGAGGGCTCCTCTGGGTCCATCGTAAGGGTTCAAATGTCGTAGTGTTACAACTTGTGTTGTAAATAGTTGGAAAATTGTTAAATTTGTGACGAGATGCCGTACGTTCCTTACATAAACAACTACAAGCCGTTCTACATCCAGGCGACGGCTGATGCCGCAGCGAAGAACACCGCGACGGAGTGGGGCATGGTGGCGAAGTCCAACCCCTACCCTGCGCTGCCAGAACCCAAGGAGCCGTACAAGAACGACTGGAAGGACGAGAACGGGGATGACGAGTACGTGGCTTCCATCCAGTACAAGGCTTTCACCTTCGAGGTACAGTTCTACATCAAGACCTTCGATACGGTTGTGAACAACGTCGTGACGGCTACCGCCGCCGAGAACCTCCGCTCCCAGCTCTCCTCCTTCTTCACGCATATCAAGAGTGGGGAGTTCAAGGTGTTTGATGAGTACACCGGGCTGGGCCGGCAGAAGGTGCGCTTCGCCGGATATGCCGAGGAGGGCGGCGGTTTTGTCTCCCGCGACAACTGGGCGCGGATCATCTTCAAGGTCACGTTCAAGGTGAACGACCCTATCACTGCCATGAAGCTCCAGAACGGGAGCATAGTTGCCATATCGTAGCCGTATGTCGAAGTTTTCCATCATACCGAAGGGAGGAGGCGCCGCGAGATATTCCGGCACGCCGACGTACACCGGCACATATATGAAGACTGGGGTGTTGGAGTTCCGCGAAATCGCGTCTCCGACACCGATTCCTTTCTCTGTGGGCGACTACGTGGTCTACTCTCGCACTGGTCGGACCTACCGGCTCTACGAGCTGCCGCAGGTGAAGAAGCAGGCCGCGAACAGCAAGTACGGTGGTGGCTACCTCTACCAGAACGTGCAGTTCAAGGACGACTCCTACCAGCTTGAAATATGCCCGTTCCGCGACCTGGTGGTCGGCGACAACCGCGTCCATTTCTCGACGCAGCCCGCCATCTCCGTGTGGGATGACGTGGCGGGTATTGCCGAGCGCATCCAGGCGTGCCTCGATGACATGTACGGCTCAGGCGCGTGGGTCATCCGCCTTGCCACCACCTCCGAGGGTCTTGACCCGGACCTCGCAACGCTGATGACCGACGAGCGCGACTTCTCCGTTTCCGGCGTGTCGTGTCTCGGCGTGCTGGCGAAAATCTACGAGGTCTGGCCGAACATCGGCTGGGTCTACAAGGTCGAGAGCGGTGTCAACACCATCGTCATCGGCGGCGCCGGACTGAATGTCGCCCAGAGCTCCTCCTACGGCAAGGGCAACGGCCTCCTCTCCATCACGCGCAACGTCGCCAATGCTGACCAGCTTGCGAACCGTCTCTACGTGTACGGGTCCTCGCGCAACATGCTCTCGAAGTGGTACTCGCAGTTCGCTATCAAGGACGCGCAGTCGGTGGACATCCAGAACCTCATGCTGCCCATCGAGCGCCCGAGCGATGTCCCGGCGGCTCAGTATGGCGGCTGGGGCGAGTCCGATGACGGTGGAGTGATGAAGCCCGACCCCGCGAAGGCTTTCGTGGAGGACGCGACGCTGGCCGCCGCCAACCTGCGCCCCAAGACTGTATACTTCGACGGCTCCGAAGACCTCAAGGAAATCTACCCGACCATCTCCGGCATGACCATCGCCGATGTCATCCAGGCCAAGAGTGACTACGGCGACACGGACTACGTGCCGGACACCTCCATATACACCGACACCTCGGTCCGCGTTGACCGGGTGCTTGCGGTGCTCTCCACCTTCGACTCCGGCCTTGCGGCCGCCGCCGGCAAGAGCGCCTACACGCTCAACTACGGCACCTATGCCCAATCCGGGCAGAGCGTATCCGTTCCGGCCGGCCAGACTCTCACGCGGCAGATATTCCGCGATGAGTTCTCGGTGTCTCCGGGCCGGTCCGACTTCCTTGCCGAGTACCCGGCCTTCGGGCTAATCGGCGGCGGTCAGGCGGCCTATCTCGACTTCACCCTTGAGCGTAAGCACAGCGGCAGCTACGAGCAGTTCTACACGCAGCGGGTTCAGCTCATTAACGGCGATGCGGGCTCCCGTTCCGTTGGTGCCGGCAGCGTCAAGTGTGACAACAACGAGATGGTGTTCACGTCTGGCGACAAGGTGCGCATCACCATGTCGCTGGTCCTCGACAACACCTCCGGCACGTCTGCCGCATCCGGCCTGCTGTCTAATGCCTCCGGCACGCTGACCTACGGCGCCAAGGTCCACCGCGACAAGACCTTCCAGATTCGCCTGCGGCAGCTTGGCTTCAACATCCAGGAGCAGGCGGCTCTCGGTGAGGGAAAGGCCATCGCCTTCACTTCCGGCCGCTGCGCCGGCCGCTCCTTCAACATCCAGGCATGCGTGTATGAGTCCGACACGGATACGTGGCTGCTGGATGTGTGGCGCAGCGAGGACGAGTCGCTGGCGCAGTATTTCCCGAATACTGACTATCCAATAGCCGCCGGTGACGAGTTTGTGCTCCTCGAGATTGCGATGCCGGCCATCTACGTGCATGTTGCTGAGCATCGGCTCCTTGACGCGGCCCTCGAGCTGCTTGCCGACACGAAGGTCGAGCAGTGGCAGTACACGCCGGAGATCGACGCCAAGTTCATGGTTGAGAACTCCCGCACAATCAACGCCGGTGAGGTCATTGGACTCACGGATGCTGACGTCGTGGTAGATGCCGGCCCGTTCCTCGTTGACTCCGTGTCCATCAACGAGGGCGACGCTGAGATTCCGACCTATAAGGTCACGCTCCGTGAGCGGAAGAAGAAATCCTACACCGACACCGGCGGCGCCGTGTCGTCGAACTCCCGGTCCGTTGGCGGGTCCACCGATGATGACGAGCTTGCGAATGTCTACTCGCTGCTGCACTTCAAGGCGGATAAGTCCGCGCTGGTTGATCTGCTCAAGAAGGACGACTACCACTTCGAGAGCGACCCGGACTTCGACGACGAGGTGAAGCTCAAGGCGGCTTATGACGGCCTTCGCATCCCGGGCCTCCGCTTCGGGATTGGCCGCACCGATTTCGACTTGGAGGTGCGCAACATCGCCGGCGAAGGTGAGACGCCCGTCTGGGTGCTGTACTCTCCGCTCCCGCTTATCACTGGGGGAGACCAGATCGTCCACTCCGGGACGCCTGGAGGCGGCGGTGGCGGCGGTGCCGCATACCTACACGAGCTGCTTGACGTGATTCCTCAGCTTTCGCCGTCTGACGGATACCTTCTTGCTTGGGATGAAGACGCTGTTAACCAAGCTGGAACCACTGGCGCATGGAAGGCCATCAGCCAGAGCTCGATTACCCCGGACTTGTCGAACTATTACACGAAATCGGAGACCTACTCGAAGACGCAGGTTGATGACCTGCTCAGCCCCATCAATGCTACCTGCGACTCGCTTCAGGCGCAGATTGACGCCGTGTCCTCGCGGGATATGTTCGACGAGCTGACCGCCTCGGTGCTATTTGCTGACATCATAACAGCTACCGACATCTACGGATACCTGCATGGAACGGTTGATGAAGCTGTGAAGCTTTCGACCTCCGGTCCCCTCAGCATTTGGGGCGTTCAGTATTGGAATAACGGCATCCCGTCCGACGTGACGGGCCAGCCGAACCTATACATCGGCTCCACGCAGGTGCAGACGGCTGGCAATACTCAGCCGCTTGCGGGCATCAGCACGATTACCCTCGTGGCGCAGAGCACGCGCAGCACGAGCGGGAATGTCATCGAGGTTGTCACCGAGTCCGACGGGCAGGGTGGCACCATCACGTATCTGCATACAACGCTGCCCATCATCTCGGACGGCGACCAAATCGTCGGCGACGGGACCCCCGGCAGCGGAAGCGGTGGTGGGTCTACCTATCTCCATGAGCTGCTGGATGTCGTCGCAAACCTCGCCCCTTCGGACGGGTATCTTCTCGCATGGGATGCCAATGCTCAGAGCCAGGCGGGCCCGACGGGGGCTTGGAAGGCTATCAGCCAAAGTTCCGTCCTCGCCCCGGTCACTGCGCTCATCCCGGCGCAGGCGTCCGCCTCCAACCAGCTTGCCGACAAGGATTTCGTCAATTCCTCCATAGCGACCGCCACGGCGACCTATCGGGGCTCCTACAACCTTGTGAGCGACCTCGGGCTTACGACGGCCGCCACCGAGTCGCAGATTGGCACCGCACTCGCGTCCGCCGTCTCCGACGAGGACAACAACGACTACGCCTTCGTGCAGATTCCGACTTCGGATGCCACGCCGACGGAGATCGCCCGGACGGACCGCTATAAGTACAACGGCTCCGCCTGGGTGTTCGAGTATTCGCTGAACAACTCCGGCTACACCGCGGCTCAGTGGGCGGCCATCAACTCCGGGATTACCACCGCGAAGCGGCAGGGGTATGACGCCATCGCCGGCTACTTCGACGCGAACGGAAAGCTCACGCCGGCCCATGTCGGCGACTTGTCAGCTACCTACGCCCTTGTCTCTCATACCCACACCATCGCCCAGGTCACGAATCTGCAAGACGAGCTTGACGCGCTGTCGGCCCGGATTGATTCCGTAGCCTCCCGTGATGACTTCGACGAACTGACGGCCACCGTATTCTATTCGGATATTGTGGCCGCTACCGACATTTACGGCGCTCTGCATGGTGATGCTGATAATGCTCTCAATCTTGAGGGCCACGCGGCCAATTATTTCGGTACAGCATCCGCTGTTACCGCATTGGAGAACAATTTTGATTCCAGCGGCAACGCGAAGACGGCTCTCAAGCTGACCACCTCCGGCCCGCTGAACATCTGGGGCGTGCAATACTGGAACAGCGGTGTTCCCAGCGCCGTCACGGGCCGCCCGTCCTTCGGGGCCGGTGCAGATGTACCCGCCGGGCAGACCTTTAAGATTGGCGACGCGACGTTTAGCTGGGTTGCCGGTTCGAACGGCAACCCCGGGTACCTCTACGTCGATACCGCCTTCATGTCTGCCGGCGACCAGATCATCGGGAGCGGAACGCCCGGCCAAGGCGGGGGCGGCGGCGGTAAGAACTACCTGTATGAGCTTCTCGACACTGCGTATGCTTGGGATGCGGCCTTCCCTACCGGAATCTCCGAGCAGCAGGTCCTTATCTTCACGCCAGGCGCCGACTCCAAGAACGGAACCGGCACGGGTGCGTGGAGTTACGTCCCGAAGACCGCCGTCGGCGCGTTCTACACCGCCGGCACGGGCCTCGCGCTCTCGAACGCGAATGTCTTCTCGCTGGATGTGAACGCCGCAAAGACCGCCCTTGGGCTTGGCGATGCCGCATACCTCGGGGTCGCATCC